ATACCAAGCACAGCACCCATGGCCACGTGGTAAAGTCCAGCGCCTTGCAATGTTAATGGTTGCCATTGCATTGATACTTGTCCTTGTCCTAATGCTTGAACAATTGACCAAAGCACAGGAGCAAGAATAAAGTCAAATGTGCAGGTTGCCATATACATCCAACCCATCATCGGACGCCATTTCTTGTTGACCCAATCTTGTGCGTCTTTGTCTAGTTCTACTTTGGTATCTGCACCGCCGGCTGTGGTAACAGCGGCCGCATCGGCTGTGGCTTTAACACTGGCGGCATAATCAATGTTGACAGTTGTGCCACCCAAACTTGGTGAATTTGCTAGTTTTTGTGCGGCTGCGGCACTGACAGGATTCTGAAATCCATCGTTGTTGTATTCTTCTAACTTTGGCATAGTGAGCCTCCTTCTTGGCTCTATTTACCGGTTAGAGTTTATTTTGATCCTGGCTTGGATCTTTGCTAAACTTTTTCCACAGGCGTTGTTGGAAACGTGATATAGGGTCTTGGCCTCCTTCAACTTCTAGCCATTTATCAACAGGACAACGAGTATTTGCCCAAGTAATTTTTAGACTGACCAAACAACCACATATGGTGCATTGTTTAACTGATCGTCTATAGTGCTCGCAACTGTGGCAGATTTCTACACGTTTTAATCTATCTTGTATTGATGCTAACATAGGCATACTTATAGTCAAAAAAAATAGGGCTAGTTGCCTAGCCCTATTTTGCACGTTTTCTTCTAATCTAAGATTAGATGAATGACAATGCTGATGTGTCGATTGCGATGTTGTTAACGTAATCGGCAGCGTTACCCAAAGAACTTGCAGAATTTGAAAGTTCCACATAGCCGTAACGTGTCATGAATGACACAGTTGGCTCAAATGTTGCTGGGTCAAGGATAACACCACTGCTCATCAAAGGAATGTATGGGCAGTAGAATGCTGGTGCATCCATCTCGTTAGCACCCTTGTAACCGATCAGAACAGGCACATCGTCACCAGCGTAGTGGTTAACGTATACACGAACTGAACTGTTCAATGTTCCAACAAACTTGGTGTTGGTTGGTGCTTCGAAAGTGCCTTCTGTTGTGCGAGCAAATGCTGAAGTTGTCGCTGACTGAAGGATTGTCAATGCTGTTGGGCTAACAACGATGTAGTTACCAGCACCACGACGTGTGCGAGTAGCGATGTCGTTGGCAGCGCGGTTGATCAACACAGCAAGAGCGGCGTGTTGGTCACCAACGAATGATGCCTGGCCTGATACGCCTGACTGGTCGTATGTGGCAAATGCTGAACCAGAAAGATTCAACAATGACTCGATGATCTCTTGGTCGATTTCAGCAGTGATTTCCTGAGCAAGTGCGGCCATGATTTCTGCCTCAACGTCAACGCCATGGATGGCTTGTGCGTCTTGAGCGGCTTCAAATGTCCAACGTGCTGACAATTTACGGCTCTTGGCTTCAACTGTCTCTTTCAGGATCTGGATGCTCATCTTAGCACCGCCTGTGCCTTCTTTGGTTGCTGTAGTATCGGCTTGGCCTGCGCTGTTACCTGAATACTGTGTAGCAATCTTGAATGGGCTTAGGGCCTCGTCGCCGGCTGTTACAGCGGCACCAACTACGCCACGAGCGTTAGAAGCGGCTGAAGCGGCTTCTGCGTAACGAACGCGGAGAGTATGGATTTGGCTAACTGGACCTTGCATTGGCTGAACACCAACTAGTTCGTTAGCAATGGTTGTTGGCATTACACGGCGGATAACTGGAAGGATAACCTTGTTAAGAACGCTGATGTTGCCTGATGCTGTTGCACCTGAAGTTGCAGTTTCTGTCAAATACTTCTTTGTATTCTCCAAGCAAACTTCCATTGTTGTTTTCTTCTGTCCGCTAAGACCTTCGGTAAGGGCTTCCTTGGTTGCGGCCCAGTTCTTTGATTCAAATAATGCTTGTGACATTTGTATGTCTCCTATTATCTTTGAATACCAGCCAACTTGCGTAGTTGTTGAATAGTTGCTGTTTCTTCTGAAACAACTGATTCAACTGCAGGGGCTGATTTATCTCCTGTAACCACAGTCTTCTGTGATTGGACTCCCTCAACGAGTGTTTTCTTGTCTCTGCGGACCTCTTCGTTAAGAACTGATGGCAGGTATTTCTGGAATTGATCTTTGAGTTTGGCAGTTTCAGTGCTCTCAAGCAACTCTTCCATGATGTTACGCTTGTCTTTAGACAAAGGCGCACACAAATCCTGCATGACACGATTGCGAGCCATCTGGTCTTCCGCGATGCGCTGACGACGGCTTGCTTCGGTAATTTCTGATTGTTTAGATTCAATGATTTTTTGTGATTCTTCTAATTGAGCCTTGATAGTTTTAATTTGACTGTTTAGTTGACTTACTGCTGTTCCATCAGCAAACTTGCTGGCCATAAACTCTGCGGCAAACGCTTCCATGATCTTACGACCAAAGTTGTTTTCTTTGGCTTCACGGATGTCTTCCTTGAGTTGGCTCATTTCCTTCTTGAAAGTTTCAGCAACAAGTGTATTAACTTTTTCGCTGGCCTTCTTGATGAATGTTGAGCGGGCTTCTTCAATTGCCTTACGGCCTTCTGCTACGAGTTTAACTCGAGCATCCACAAGTTGTTTGTGGTCTTCATGCAACTCTGACAATTCAGAAGTAAGTTTACGAAGTGCAAACTCTTCCAAACGGCCTAAGTTATCTTGTTGTGTTTGACGATCAGATTTAAGTTCTGCTACTTCTTTAGCCAGTGTTTCCATAACGAAACGCTGTAGAAGTTTGGCATCTTCTTTAATCTTAGCGGCATACTTTACACGTTGATTGATAGCGTCTTCGTGTATCTTTTTAAATTCGGAACTGGCTCCGGTGATGGTGTCGTTAATAAGTTTATCCATCGCTTCAACCAATTGACCTTTGTCATGCTCGTAGCGTGAAGCAAATTCTTCGCGGAGTTCTGCGGTAATTTCTTCACGACTTTCAGCAATATGCTTTTCCCAAGCGGCGTTGATATTCTCACGCACCTCTTCAGAAAGAACCACTGAGCCGAGCAATTCTGTTAAGTTACTCATTTGTGTCTCCTCAGACTTTCTTCAGATTCTGAATGAATCTAGTCACCTCTGTTGCAAGGTGCTTTTGTGCGGACCTATCGTAGGTCGCCGCAAGGGCCACATCCATAAGGGCGGCTCGTCTGCGATCTAGCATCACACGTTCGTAAATTGGTGTTGGATATGCATCAGGAGCACTGGGTTGTGCAACAACGTCAACAGTAACAATTTCAAAATCTGAAACTCTACCATTGGCGCCTACGTTGCCTGAACCACGGCTGCTGACACCTAACTTGACACCACTTTCTAGTAGTGTGCGGATGATGTTACCCATGGGTGTTGGAATAATTTTTAGTTTTCCATATCCATCGGCACCATCTACCCACATTTCTGTGACCATATGACTTACACGATCAATATTGACTTGTAGATCATCTGGATGGTCGGCTTCTCCTAGCACGGAGTAGCCTTGCTCTAGTCGTGACTTGATGCTCTCTACTGCTCGGGCAATTTCGCTGCCAGGGTAAACACGTTGATTGTGGTTTACCTTGTCACCTTGAATGAAAATGCCTTTCATGTAGAGATCCTTACCGCCATTGGCTGTCTCTTTGGCTTCAACCGTCATTTGTGCTTGATCGAAACTTAGACGTTCACGTAATGGCTGTAAGTTCATCGTATTAGCCCTTTGGTGTTGCTACTTTACTGAGGGCAGGCTTAGTTGTTCCACCTAGGTCTTGCGCCTTGGGTGCTGTTCCACCTGTTTCGTTACCACCACCGAATTTGGTAGCAGGACGGCTCATCATTGGATTCTTGCCAGCAACTGGACTGTTTTTTTGGTCAGCCTTGTCGCCGTTGTCAGGTGAAGATACTTTTTCTAGTTCTGCTGACTCTTCAATACTTTCTTTTGGTGCTTCTGCATCTGCATCTGCTGGCATTGCGTCGCCTGCTTCTGCACCTGCATCAGCGGCACCACCAGTAACCATTTCTTCAAACTCAGACTTGAGTTTGGCCAATGCTGACTCAACGTCCATCATGGCGTCAGCAACATCTGCGGCATCGCCGGCTACGGGTTCTGTTGTGGGTTCTGCGTTCAATGCACCTGCTACATCTGCTGTAGCGGCTCCATCTGGTGTAGCAGTGGGTTCTAGTGCCTCATCGTCACCTTCTTCAGTTAAGTCTGATTCGACTTCATCAACTGCGTCAGTTACGTCTTCGAGGGCTTGTTCGTCTTCTAAGTTGATATCGTCAGCCATAATGTCTTCATAGACTTTGCGGCCGATGCCAACGTAGTAATCATGTAGGAGTCCAGCGGCTTTATCTTCCTCTCTATTCAAGAGGTGTTCAAGCGCCTGCTCTAATACGGTTTTACTCATTATTCGTTCTCCTTTGCGCGAAGGCGGTTTTTCACCAAAAACTACTTACAAATGGCGCAAGAGAACGGAGGGGATATGGTGGAAAAACTGCGTTTTTTTACGCAATTATGACACCGCTAATAACTAGATCACGCCATGGGCGCGGGTCTAGCATACATTTTTTTGACTAATTCTAACCGACTTTTGGTTTCGTATTCACGCAATTCACGCAATTTACGCAGACGATTCACATGCTCTAGTGTAAGCCTGTGTCTGCGTAAATCAGAATAAAATGCTACTTCTGGATCTTCTTCGATCTCAATTTCATTCTGATGCTGTAGAATATCGTTGAATCTCATGGATCTACTTATGCTCCGGGTGCAGTTGGTTCTGTTGGTGCAGAACCAGAAATTGGGCTTTCAGCACCGGCATCTGTGGGTGCCGCAGTGGCATCACCTGTGGCCGGAACTGCTCCATCAAGGTCACCGGCTAGACTCATGTCGGCTTCGCCTGGTGCGGCAGCACCAATGTCACCAAAATCACTGCCTGTTGGCTGTGTGGTTCCTTGATTTTCTTCTTCCCATAGGCGTTCATTTTCAAGGATTTCGTCTTCAGTCAAGCCCAAGAACTTCTGTAGTTTGAATCTATGTGCTAGATATGGAACTTCAGCCAACTGTGTAAACACAGCGGCTCTGGCGTTGTTGACTTCAATTTGGCGATAGTCGCTGAAGTTTTGTGGCTCCAACATGTCAATGTCAAAACTTGAAGCATCAATGTTAACGCCGCGATGTTTAATAAAAGTCTTAAACTCTTTGTCTAGATATGGAGCAATCAATCCCTGCAATCTACGGCAATATCTGTTGAAACGATATTCTTGAATCAGTGCTGTGCCAACTCGTCCGTCAGTAAAAGCAATGGCAGAATCGTCAGGTCCGGTAGGCATGTAACTGCTGGGAATACGTAGACCGCGCAACAGTTTATTGGTAAAGAACTTGAGATCATCAATTTCGCCTAAGTTTGTGCCGCCTGGCAGAACTTCAACCTTTGAACCACGACCATCAGCAGTTTGAGCAAAGAAGAAGTCTTCCATGATGCTCAATGGATTATAACTGGCATCTAAGGCTGTGCCGCCACCTGCGCGAGTTGGAATACGGCGCTGATGGATTTCGTTTTTTACACGTTC